CTAGCGCGCTCCCGCCGGCCGGCCGGCGGCGGCCGGCGGATCGACGCGGTGGATGGCCTGCCAAAGGGACTCCATCGCCGACACCACATCGGCGAGCATCCCGGGCGTCACGTGGACGTAGACAGCGTCCATGCCGCCGGTCTTGTGTCCGAGTACCTGATCCACCGCGACCGGGTCGCACTTGTGATCACGTAACCAGGTCTTCAAGCTATGTCGGAACCAGTGGGGCGTGACGTCCTCCAGTCCCGCGGCCTCGGCGGCCGCACCGAAGCGATGGAGGAAAGCGTCATACTTCACCCGCTTCTTGTCCCGGTTGAGGAACAGCGGTCCAGTGCTGCGCGTGCCCACGTACGCCTGCAGCGACTTGCGGTGACTACCACAGATCGGGATGAGCCGGATGCCGGCGGGGGTTTTGGATCCTCGCCGCCGGGGCCCGCCTTCACCGCGGCGCTTCGACGTGCCGGGCGGGATGGAGAGACCAGCCATGGGAGACCAGTCCGAGACGTCCCGCGCCAAGAGCTCTCCGACCCGACATCCGGTCATCGCGAGCGTCTTGGCGAGCTCACGATGCTGATCGAACCGATGGCAGATGGAGCCGATCTCAGCGGGGGTCAGAGCGCGCCGGCCGGTCGGCTCGATCGCGGGTAACCGGATCCGGACGAACGGTGACGCCGAAATGGGAACGGCTAGTTCGTCGATTGCGTCGAGCACCAGCGTCTTAAAGGTGCCGTAGATGCGCCGAACGGAACGAGGCGCGTATCCCTCGTCGTACAGCGCGTTCACCCACCGCTGGATGCGGAGCCGCGTGAGATTGTCCCAGGTCAGGCTCCCGAAAGCGGGAATGATGTTGTTGTCCAGATGGCCTTTCTCGTTCACCTGAGTGCCAGGAGCGAGCCCCCGACCGACCCGCCACAGCCCTATCCATTCACCTATCGTCTGTTCCTCGTCCCGTCTGACGATTCTGTACCGTTCGTCCGGGTCTATCCCTCGGTCCAGATCTAGTTCGGCGTTGGCCGCGCACACTTGCGCCTCGGCCAGGGTCTGGCGGGTGTAACTCCGTCGTATCTGTGTCCCCTGAACGGTCCTCTTGACGTCTATGCGTTGAGGCCCGTTCGGTCGTGCTGGGTCCAGGGCTCGGATATGAGCCATGCGCGAGTATCGCCTCCATTTCTTGGATCATGTCGTGTATCGCCCAGGCCTGCGACTCAGGGTCGGGGTACGCATCGGGGAGGAGTAGCGCGATCACGTCGTCGCAGTCGCCCGGGGTCAAGTAGGCCATTAGCGGCCAAATCACACTGGTGATCACAATATGTACATGCACGCCCAGATCCCCCTCGTCATGTGACGACGGTGAGCAAGGATGCACGTAGATACATGTAGGTGCTAGTGCCGAATCGTCAGCTTGTTGACCCGTTGGGTGACCGAAGGGTGCGCACGATCTGGTCGGCTAGGCGCCTGGCCTGCTGAATTGCGGCTGCTGTGGCCTCGGGAGTAGCCGCGATTGCGTCACCCAGCGTGCGCATGACTTCGACGCGCTCGTCGCCCTCGTCCCGGGCGTCTCCGTCGATCGGCTCCGGGGGTATGCCCTCCAGTACAGCCCTTTTCGCATGCCCGTTCTCCCAGCCCAGCTCTACCTCGATGCGCTTAAGGACGTCGCTGCGTGGCAACTCACCGTCACGGATCTTGACGAGGGTCCTGTAGTTCGCAAGGTGCTCTGGTTGCTTGTTCCGCCGTCGGCACCAGTACTCCATGGCGTCCCACAGCGTCGATCGGGTCGGCTCGGCGGTCACGCGGCACAGCATGGCATCTACGCGCATCTACGGGTACTCCCGGATAGCGATGTACAAGCATCTGCAACACAATGAGTTGTAGATACACGCATCTACACGTACCGTCCTGCATATGACGGTAGATGTGACCCCCGTCCTGCCCGAGGCGGCGCCGCGCACCCCCACCGGCCCAGTCCCGGACCTGATGGACGTCTTTCAGCTCGCCGAGTACCTCGGCATCCAGCCCGAGTGGGCCCGCGTCCTGATCCGCCGCGACGAGATCCGGCACACCCGCATCGGCGCTGGCCGCCGCGCCCGCTACCGCATCCGCAAGGAGTGGGCAGACGCGTTCCTCGACAAGCGAGCGGCCGGCGCCGAGCCGCCCCCGCCGCCGACCCGCCGCCGACGCAAGGCGGGTGGCCAGCCGTGAGCTACACGCCGACGGGCGGAGACGGCCGGTACGCCCGGCTGTACATCCGCGACCTGGAGCCGACCAGCGTCGACGAGCAGGCCGCCGACTCCGGCACGCTCGCCGAGCTGGCGGATCGCCTCGACCTGGCGCTCGCCGGTGAGCACCGGGTCGAGGCCGCCCACCTTATCCGCAAGATCCGCGTAAGCGCCCGGGCCAGCCGGCCCGCGGCCCCCGCCGGCGATGAGGGCCGCCAGCGGCGCGCCGAGGTCCGGGAGCTGCTCGACGCGGCACGTGGGGCGGGTGGGCACCGGTGAGCCCGTCCATCTCGCGCCGGTCAGTCGGCGCCGCTCTCCTGGTCGCCGAGGAGCGAGCGCGGTACGAGCAGCGCGGCGAGGTCGTGACCCCTGGGCTGGTCGCCCAGGCCCTCGGCCAGCCCGCGAGCGAGATCGCGGTCCGCGTCCAGCTCGAGTCCCTCGTCCGCTCCGGTTGGCTGGTGCGGCGCGGGCCCGGCGAATACCGCCTGACGCCGGGCGGGCGGATCCTCGCGGCCTCGGCCGGCCGGCCGATCCCGGGATCGACGCCGGACGGGCGTCTGCTCGGCGAGGCGAGGCGGCAGGCGGTCCCGGGAGCGCCGATCTATGGATGACCTTGTGACCGGGCCGGTCGACCAGGCCGCCGAGATGGCGGCGCTGGCCAGCCGGGTCGCGGCGTTGGAGGTCCGGGCCCGGCGAGCGGACGAGCTCGAGGCGCTGCTCGCGCGTGAGCTGGCGCCGTTCGCCGAGAACAACCAGGCGGCGACGCACCACGTCCTGCAGCTGCGCCGGGCGTGGCGGGCGTGGCTCGCCGCCCGCCAGGGAGATGGCGGCCGTGGCTGACCTGCGGCCGCCGCAGGCCTCGGCGCCCGGGCTGGGCCAGGCGGTGGCTGAGGCGCTGATCGCGCTGGCGAGGCTCGGCATGGTGATCGGCGACGAGCTCGCCCGGGCGGATGGGCCCGGGCGGCAGGCCGAGCTGGCCGAGGCGCGGGGGTGCTGCGGCCGGGTGGTCCGCGAGTTCGAGGCGATCCTGGCCGCGCTGCGCGCCTGGACAGCCGGGGCGCCGCTGTGAGGGGCCGATACCGCCACCGTCACCGGGCGCCTGGGCCGAGTTGGCTCGGGCTGGGCCTGCTGGTCCTGGCCCTGCTGGTCGCCGAGGCGCTGTTCCTGCTGACGGTGGTCGGCGGTCAGCCCGACGGCGCTGCGCTCGGCGGGACCACCGGCACCGGCGTCGTGAGCCCGACGGCCGTGAGGCCGGGCGGGTGAGCAGCCGGAAGACCCCGGCGCGGCCGCCGATGTTCGGCCAGCTGTTCGGCGCCGAACTGCCCGACCTGAAGGGCGCGGCGTGCCGTGATCATCCGGATCCCGACATGTTCCATCCGCGCCGGGCGCGCGGCGTGAACGCGTCCGTGTCGTCGGAGGGCAGTGAGGGCGAGCGACGGGCCGTCGCGTTCTGCCGCGCGCACTGCCCGGACGCGGTTCGGGCCGAGTGCCTCGCGTACGCGCTCCAGACGTCGGTGCTGGGCGTGTGGGGGGGCCTGCGCGAGATCGAGATCGAGGAGCTGCGGGCCGCCCGCGCGGCCGTGTAGAGCCGCGTCCCGTTCCGTGGCCACCGGGGCGGGACGCGCAGAGCGGCCCGCGCGGGGAACGCGGGCTGGCCGGTCCCGGGCGGGGTGACGTCGTCGGCCGCATGGCCACCCGCCCGGGACACGGACTAATCGAGGGGAGAACAGATGTACGAGGCCCCCGCGTGAGCTGGCCTGGCGTCACGTACTGCGCAGGATGCGCCCGGCCCGAGGTAGAACACCCAATCCGGGGCGACGGCCAGCGCGGCCGCCACGACGGGATGGCCGACCGGGCCGGCGTCCGGATCGCCTGCGAGCGCTGGTCGCCGGGGCGGGTCGAGGAACGTCCGCCGGAGGCCGAGCTCCGGCGCCGGCTCGACCTCATCGCGGCAATACACGAGCGGATCAACCGGCCCGCCGGCCCGGAATGCGCCACCTGCGTCGATCCTCAGGGGCGCCCGCGTGCATGGCCCTGCCCAATGGCCCAGATAGCCCGCGGTCTGGACCCGGCCGGCGTCGCGGCCCGCCAAGCTGCCCGGGAGCCCGAGCGGTGAGCGACCCGGCAGCGGGCCCGGTCGCCGATCTCGGCCTGTTCGGCTCGTTGCCCCCGTCCGACCCGGGCCGGCGCCGGTTCGCCAAGGACATCGTCGACTGGGATCGCCGCCGCCTCGAGGAGCTGTGGCGGGGGCGATCGAAACATCCGCTGGAATGCCCGGCGCCCGGTTGTAAGACCCGGCTCGCCTGGTACCTGACTGAGCGGGGCCGGTGGATGCCCGTGGCGGCCATCCCGGACCCGGCCGGCAACGTCGTGGTCGTCGAGCGCGGCTGTGCCCAGCTCGTTCGGTTCGTGCGGTCCGACGACCCGGCCCAGGCCGAGCAGACCCGATACAAGCCGCATTTCCACAAGCGGGCCAAGTGAGGCGCGACGGCGCAGCCGACGTGCAGGTGCCCTCCGCTAACTGGCGGACGGGGCCGCGCCCGCCCGGCGATCCGCTCGCCCGGCAGCTGCAGGTCCTCGACGAGCTCGACGCCCTACGCGGCGCCGGCTGGCGCGTCGCTGACCTGCCCCCAACTTCATCTGTCCATCACCGTTCCCGGCCCGCGTCCCGGCCGGAATCGCCGTGACCGAGGAGACCCGTTGATCGGGGTACACGAATGGATGACCCGGGTCCTGGACCCGGCCGACCTGCCGCCCAAGGTCAAGCACACCTTGATGGTCGTCGCGTCGTTCCTGGACTTCCGGACCGGGACTGGATATGCGTCCCAGAAGGCCATCGGCGCGCGGATGGGCCTGGAGGAGAGGGCGGTACGCGACCGCCTGGCCGAGGCGTTCGACAGCGGGCTGATCGTCCGGACCAGGCAGGGCGCCAAGGGCCGCGGAGCCTCGACCTACGCGCTCACGCTGCCACTGCGCGCCGGCAGCCCAGAGATCCAGTTCGACGTGGGCTCCCTGCCCGTGATCGGGGCCGCGCCGGCCGCCGAGACCCCCGCGCCCGTCGCTATAACCGGCAGTGCTGCTGCCGGTTATAGCCCGCCGCGGGCCGCCCCGAACCCCCCGGAAGCGGCCCGTCAACCGGCAGTCCTGGACCTCATAACCGGCAGCGGGACTGCCGCCCCTCTCCCTACTCACACCTCCCAGAGAAATCTTGTAGTTCCGTCCGTAACCGAGCTCCAGACCGCGCGGGCGCGCGACGTCGGCCCGCGCCCGGTGAGCGACTTGGACCGGCTGCTCGGCCCCGAGCTGGCCGGCCGGGTCCTAGCGGCCGAGCTGCCCGCCGCGATCAGCCCGGCATCCGCCCGGATGGGCGTGCACCGGTTCGTGTGGCGCGCCGTCGCCGGCCGGTACGCCGGCGACGTCGAGGCCATCCGGGCCTGGGCGGCCGGGCTTCCGCCGCCCCCACCGCCCCGGCTCGGCCAGGCGCGGCCACCCGGCCGGCGCCTCGCCCGGGCGGCCGCCGCGTGAACGCCCGCCTGCCCCCCGCCTTCGTCTCACCGCCGGCCCTGCCAGGCCGCCCGGCGCCCATGGCCGGCTGCGCGCTGGTGCTGCTGCCCGACGTCGATCTCCGCCGGCTGCGCGCCTACCAGGCCGAGCTGCTCACCCAGATCCACGGGACCTGCCCGCCCCTCCGTCGACCCGACACCCAGGAGATCCGTTGACCGCCGACCCCGCCAGCGCCACATCCGCCCCGTCCCCGGCGATGTGGGCGATCGTCGAACTGTTCGGCCACGTCCGCCGCGCCGGCCTCCTGACCGAGGTCGAGCTCGCCGGCGCCGGCTTCCTCCGGCTCGACATCCCGGACGGCGAACACATGATCACCCAGATGATCAGCTCGAAGGCGATCTATGCGATCACCCCGACGACCGAGCAGCTCGCCCGGGCCGCTGCCGGCCGCTGGCGGCCCGAACCCGTCCGACCATGGGAGCTCGAAAGCGCCGACCAGGACGGACCCGAGTTCTGATGCGCGGCCCGATACGCCGGCTAGGCGCGCTCCTGGCCGCCCCGGCCCAGCTTGAAGAGGCCCGTGCGATGTGGAACGCCGAGCGGATCGCCCGCTCGGCCGACCAGATCGCCCGCGTCCGGCTCGTGACCGAGCTCGCGTGGGACGGCGGGAACGGCACGATGATGGCTGCGGTGACCGAGGTCCTGGAGCGGCTGCGAGCCGAGCGCAACCGTGTGACCGCGCTCGAACATACGGCTGAAAAATGGCGGTCACGGGTTCATCAGAACGCCTGGAGCGCCGCGGCCGCCGAGATCCAGCGACTGACGGAGCGGCTCGCCGACGCCGCGACGGCCCGGAGCGCGCTCGAGGCCGAGGTCCTACGACTCCAGGCTGACGATGCTCACCGCCCGCCAGTTGACGAGCGCCGTACCGCCGCCGGCGAGGGTGAGCTCGGAGATCTCACCGCGGGTGATCATCTGGTGGAGGAGCGGCCACGCAGCCCATGGTTCGCCCGGGAGACCCCCACCGGGCTCGGCGGCGAGCGGCAGACGGACGCCGTCGACGATCAGAGTGAGCACACACAGAATGTCGCACACACGTGCGACGATGGCGAGGAACCGGCCCGATGAAGATCATTGCCCCCTCTATCCATGAGATCCGTCTCGGCATCTACGAGCACCTCCCATCCGGCCGGCTCTACCAGGCGCTCAACACGCTGGACCTGCTGCCCGGCCAGCCAGCCTGGCTCACCGTCGCGTCGAGCCTGCCCGCGCTCGACGCGACGAACAACACGCCCGACACGCATCGACGGCTCACCGTCGCCACCGACACCACCGGCGACCGCTCGGCCTGGCCGGCCCGGGTCACCTGCCCACGCTGCCCGTGGGGAATGGACGAGTCGCCAGACGGCACCGCTCTGGGCCTCAAACCCACCATGCCGGGCACCGACTACCCGAACGATCACGTGCGCCACCTCGACCGCGTGATCCAGGCCCACCTGTGCGAGCACAACATCCAGACGGCCGAGGAGGCACGGTCGCTGATCGACGCGGCCGTCGGCCTGTCCGCAGTCGAGTACATCGGTCTCAGCCTGGACGGCTCACCCCGCCCCGGCCCGCGGCTGCGCGTTCGGGAGGAAACCGAGTTCCTGCTCCGGTTCCTCTGGGTCGATGAGGAGCTCACCGACGCCATGATCGAGCGCGAGGCCGAGCGAATCGCGAAGGCGGCGGGCAATGGCTGACAAGCGCACGCCCGAACAGGTGCGCGCCTTCGGCCAGGCGGACGGCATCCTTGCCGCAATCATCGCCACCGACGGCCCGGAGGAAGCGATCACAATGCTCGCGGACGTCGACCCTGACGACCTCCGCATGGTCGTGGCCGATGCCGTGATGTGGCTCGCCGCGCTCGCCGCGGCCACCCTGGGGACGGACAATGCGCTCCATGCCCTCGGCGTCCTCGGCGAGCAGATGCGGGACAGCTCCCTCCACATCGCCGCCACCAACGGCGAATGCCGGGGCTGTCTGACCGACCTGCCCCACCGCATGCGGATTCGGCACCATGGCTAAGCCCGACCGCCTCGACCGTGGCCAAACCGGGCTCCGCGCTCTCGCCGGCGGCCCGTCTCTCTCCCACGTGATGGCCAGACTCGATGAGGCGATCACCGAGGGCCTGGCCGCCGGCCGCCTGGCCGCCGACGACGTCCCCGACGTCCGCCTCTACGCCGAGTGGCTGACCGCGCTGTCCGAGATCCTCAGAGCGGGGATGGACCCCGAGGCCGAGCAGTCCGCCATCGACGCCGCCTACGCCGACCGCTACAGCTGCCGGGTCGCAGTTCCGCGCGAGCTGGCCCGGCGCCGGGCGCGCGGCCCGACAGGCAACCGCCGGCCGGGCCGCGTGGGCGTCCGGCTGACGTGCCAGCTCGCCGCCGGCCACGACGGCGACCACTACCGGGACGGGATCCGCTGGCGGGACGGCGAGACCCCAGACCTCGACCAGGCGTGGCGGCGCCGCGCCGAGCTCGACGACCTGGTCGCGCTCTGCTCCGAGCTGGCCGTCGCTTGGGACGCGCTCGGCGTGGCGATGCTGCCCGGCGGTGCCGGCCGGGCCGGCCGCCGGTCGGTGCCCGGTTCCCGCTCGCCCGCCGGTGAGGCCCCGCTGGACGGTCGGCTCGAGCTCCAGCGCACCGTGGTCCGGGTCCACCACGAGCTGCGGGCCCGCCTCGGCCACCGCCAGCACCCGATGGACCTGCCCGGCCGGCTACGCGCGATCCCGCTGCTGGCCGACGTCGAGGACGACGACGCCCAGCGCGCCGCCGTCGCCGACGAGCTCGGCCAGGCCCGCGACCGGGCCCGCCGCCAGCTGCGCTGGGACGCGGATGTTCTCTGGCTCGGCCCCTGCCCCACCGACGGCTTGGACCCGGTCGACGTGCTCACCCGCGACGGGATCGTCGCCGCCGACACGGGGTGCTGGAGTGTGGATCACCGGGCCATGGGCGACTACGCCGCCGGCCGCCTGGACCCCGGCGTCGCCGAGCTCGTGACCGCCCGCGCCGCCGCCGGCCAGCCTGCCGTGATCTGGGCACGGTCCCGCCTCGGCCTCGACCGGGACAGCGACATCGCCCAGGCCGACGTGACCTGCACCAGCTGCGGCTACCGCTCCCGACCCCAGGATCGGGCCGCCGAGGTGCTCCGCGCGCTAGCGTGAAGCACGTGTCTCGGCCCGGGCGGCGCGTCTGGGCCTACCTGGATCGCGGCCGCCGCGTCTCGTTCGTGGCATGGGGTGTCCAGCGTCGACGTGGTCGTTGGGATGTCTGGGCACCTGGGGCAACCGCTCAGGCGTACCAGATGAACTGTTACCGCCGGCTACACGACTATCGGGACCGCCTCACGTGGGCGCCGATCGGAAGCGAAGATCACCACGCCGCCCGCCTCGCTGCGGAGACAGATCAGATCGTCAGCGGCGACGTCGCGTACGCCTTCTACAGCAAGTCCACGGGACTGATCAAGATAGGTAGGACGACCGATATTCGCCAGCGTTGGGCCGCCCTGGAGAACACGTCTGGCGATCTGAGGCAACTACTCTGCGTGTGGAGATGCCCTGACAGCCGCGCGCTCGAACGCGAGTTGCACAGTCGCTGGCTAAATCACCGAAGCTTCGGAGAGTGGTTCGTGGCGGAACCGTTGCTCGCTGACCTTCGCCGTATCTACGGGGGAGACGAGGCTTCCCAGCCAGAGCCGGTGATGATGGAGGAGTGCACCGTTCCGAGGGCCCGGCCGCGACCGCGGCCGTCCTCGGCCGGGCGCTCGGCATCCCGCCCGGCACCATCCGCTACTGGGCCAGCGTCGGCAGGCTGACGGCGATCGACCCGGCCGAGCGGCCGCCGCGCTACGTCGTGGCCGCAGTCTGCCGGCTGCGCGTCGGCCGGGCCGCCGCGCCGTCAGCGGGCCCGTTGTTGACCACTGGTGATCGCCAACGTACCGTGCGGTTAGATGGGCGTATCTCGCCCGACAAGCCCCGGCGTCCCCCCGTCGTCGGGGCTCTGTCGCGTCATGGGGGCGGTCCGCGGGCGGGCGCCGCGGACGCTGGTCACACGCACCGGGCCGAGGACTGACGGCCGCGGTTCCGGGCCCGCTCAATGCCCCTCGTCAGGGCGAGCGGGTGGCCAGTGAGCCGGTTCGATTCCGGACCGCCACCACCACGAGGGAGGGGCACGCCATGGCCGGCACCGGCGAACTCCCCACCACCGAGGCCGCGGTGTGCATCGTCTGCGCCCTGCCCGGGCCACGCCACGTCCCCCTGGCGCACCGCATCGCCCAGGCCGCCCGGCCCGGCCCGGTGTGCGGCTGCGACCCGTCCGACCACGACAGGACCGGACCGTGCATCCTGCGGCCCGGCCACGTCGGCGTCTGCGTCGGCCTGAGCCTGGACGAGCAGCGCCAGCCCACCGGGCCGCCCGTGCAGGTCGCCTGTCGGGACGACGACAGCACCCCGCACCCCGAGGTCTCGGCATGATCGAGGTCGACGCCAGCGACTACGCCGACCTCCGCCGTCGGGTGAAGGCCTTCGATCGTGATCTAGAGAAGGAGCTCAAGCGTGGGCTGAAGGAGGCCGGCGATATAGGGGTCCAGGCGGTCAAGGCCAAGATCGGCATGGTGAGCCTGCACCCGACCTCGCGCGGGCGGCACGGCACCGGCCGGCGGGCGCGTGGTCTACGCCAGCAGCTCGCGGCGAACACGAGGGTGCAGGTACGGGCCAAGGACGTACGGATCATCCAGGGCGCCAAGGGGATTCAAGGCGCTGGGGCCAAGGGGCTACCCAGGCGACTGGATGGCGACGCACCGTTCACTCACCCCGTGTTCGGCCACCGCGGCACCCAGATCAGCCAGCGACCGTGGGGCCACTTCGCCAAGACGATCGTGCCGAAGCGGGACGCGATGGCCCAGCGCATGCTGGCCGCGATGGAGCGGGCGGCTGACTCGCTGGCCAGTGGTGACTGATGGCCTACGCCCGGGCCAGCACCACGGCCCGAGGCCTGGGCACTGAGCACCAGCGTGTACGCGCCCAGCTCCTGCCTCACGCTTATGGCACCCAGTGCCCATATGCCGGGGTGGACCCGCGCTGTCCCGGGCTCATGCGGCAGGGTCAGCCTCTCGACCTGGACCACGCCACACCTCGCGCTCTGGGCGGCACGCTGGTCGGTGCGCGCATCGCGCACCGGGGGTGCAACAGGCGGGCAGGCTCACGGCTCGGGCATGCCTTACGTCGGTCGCGCAATACGGCACATGCCTCGAGGCATTCGCGCGATTGGTAGGGGGAGCGATGACCAGCACCACCGAGGGAACGCCGCCCGTCTTCCGCTGCTGCGTCGGCCCGCCTGGCAACGCATGCAACAACGAGCCATGCCAGACCATGATCTCGGTACGGACCTGGCCCGACGTCTACTCGGCCATCGGCATGGACGGGACCGTCATCGAACCGACCGAAGGTGGTATCGCCGCGATCTGCGAACACCATGCGAGCACCCCGATCAAGGACTGGGGTGGGGGTGGGTCCGATCCTGGTGGCGCCGGCTCCTGACTCGCCGCCAGTCAAAATTTCTCTCCCCGCGCCCCATATAACTCGGGCTGTGCGCTGCGCGTCGCATGCGACTCGGGCGCGATACTGATGACCATGGGCGCGGATCGAACCTTCGCTGAGCTGCTCAAGCTTCCGGCCGGCGTGACGATGGCCAAGATCACGGTTTCGGTACCCAGCCAAGCCTTGCTGCGGCTCAGGTGCGTGACGTGCGCCCGCGACGTAGGGGAGACGGCCGTGACGCCGAACACGCCGACGGAGGTCCCGCCCGGCTGGTTCGCCTGGGTTGCTTCTCATGATCCGGCGCACGCGTTCTCGCTGCTGACCGACAAGGCGGAGGCTCACGTCCAAGTCCTCTTCGCCACCTGACGCCTGGGGGTGAGCGATGGCCGCTCGCCGTGCTGCCGGCACCGTCGAGCGGGCGACCCGCGCGGACCTGCGGGCCCGGGGCGTGACGGTCCGGGCCTCGGCGCCGGCGGCGCTCGCCGTCCGCCTGTCCGCCGCCCTCGATGCCGAGACCGACAGCAAGGCCATGGCCGCGCTCTCGCGCGAGTTGCGCACCACCATGGCCGATATCGCGAAGGCCGCGCCGGTGGCCCAGGCCGCTGATGCCGTCGACGAGATCGCCGCCCGTCGTGCCGCGCGCCGCGGCGCCTGAGCTGCTCGGCCACCAGCGGCCGCGCCTGGCCGCCGTCCCGCCGGCGGTGTCCTCGGCCGGCGCTGAGGCGGCCGACCTCGCCGAGCGGGCCGGGCTGGTCCTGGACCCGTGGCAGCGATACGTGCTCGATGCGGCGCTCGGTGAGAAGGCCGACGGACGTTGGTCGGCCTTCGAGGTTGGGCTCATCGTGAGCCGGCAGAACGGCAAGGGGTCGATCCTGGAGGCTCGGGAGCTGGCCGGCCTGTTTCTGTTCGGCGAGCGGCTGATCTTGCACAGTGCGCACGAGTTCAAGACCGCGAGCGAGGCGTTTCGCCGGGTTCTGGGCCTGATCAAGCAGACGCCCGAGCTGAATCGGCGGGTGAAGCGGGTGCAGCAGGCCCACGGCGACGAGGGCATCGAGCTCCACGACGGCGCCCGGCTGCGGTTCGTGGCCCGCTCCTCCGGCTCAGGCCGCGGTTTCACCGGCGACCTGGTGATCCTGGACGAGGCGTACAACCTCGATGAGCGGGCGATGGAGGCGCTGCTCCCCACGTTGTCGGCTCGGCCCAACCCACAGGTCTGGTACACGTCGAGCGCGGGCGGGCCGAACAGCGTCCAGCTCGGCCGGGTCCGCCGGCGCGGCGTCGCCGGCGACGATCCGGCCCTGGCGTTCTTCGAGTGGTCCGCCCGGGCGAAGGCGCTCGGCGACGACGTCGACGACGACCCGACCGACCCGGCCGTCTGGGCTCAAGCGAACCCGGCGATGGGCCGGCGGATCACCGCCGAGTACGTCGCCCGGGAGCTGCCCGCGCTCGGCGTCCCGTCGTTCGTGAAGGAGCGGCTGGCGGTGGGCGACTACCCGCCCGATGAGGCGGACGGAACGTGGGGCGTCGTGCCCCGGGACAGCTGGCTGTCGCTGGTCGACCTCACCAGCCGCCTCGAGGACCCCGTCGCCCTGGCCGTCGACGTCACCCCGGACCAGTCAGCCGCGACGATCGCCGCCGCCGGGCAGCGACCGGACGGCCTACACCACATCGAGATCACCGACCACCGCCCGGGCACGGCGTGGGTGGTGCCGCGGCTGGCCGAGCTCGTCGACCGTCACGGCCCCATCGGGGTCGTCATCGACCGTCGGTCGCCGGCCGGGTCCCTATACGAGGCGGCCGAGCGTGCCGGCGTCCCGCTCGAGCCCTTCGGAACCCAGGACTTGGCGGCCGCCTGCGGCCAGTGGGTGTCCGCCGTGGCAGAGCGGGAGCTCCGCCACCTTGACCAGCCCGAGCTACGCACCGCGCTCGCCGGCGCCGAGCGGCGGACTCTAGGCGAGGGCGCGTTCGCGCTCGCCCGCCGCGGCGTCGACGTCGACATCTCACCGGCGGTCGCCGCGATCCTAGCGCTCTGGCTGTACCGGAGCGTCCCGCCGCCGAAGGTGTTCGGCGACGACGACCTCGGCGACGACGACGAGGGCCAGGAGCTGGCTGACGACCGGGACGGGGGGTGGCCGTGAGTCTGCTGCTCGAGCTGCTGGGGCTGGCCTGCCTGACCGCCGCGGGCTGGCTGGTCGCAGTCCCGCTCGGGCTGCTCGTCGCGGGCCTGGCCCTCATCCTCGTCATCGCCCCGGCCGCCGAGTCCGACCGGGCGCCGACGGGCGGCTGGCGCGGCCGGCTGCCCGGGCGCCGGCGGGGCGGGCCGACACCGTGACGATGCTCGGCCGAGCGCTCGGCATTCAGACGCGCGCGACCGGCGAGTGGGGTGACTCGTCGCCCCCGCCGCCGGGCGGCCCGGTGAGCGGCGGCCTGCCCGGGGTGGTCGGCACGGATGGGGCGCTGCGGGTGGCTACCGCCCTGTCGTGCGGGCTGGCCGTGTCCGAGGACATCGGCATGCTGCCGCTGGCCAGCTTCCGGCGGCCGCGCGCCGGCGGGGTTGTCCCGGTCGCGCCGGCGCCGACGATCGTGGCTGACCCGTTCGGCGAGCTCGCGGGTGGGGTGAGCCCGCAGACCGGCATGGCCCAGGTCGTGATGTCCCTGCTCTATCGGGGCAACGCCTACATGCGGGTCGCCGACCGGGGCCAGGGCGGCCTGCCCACCGCGCTGTTCGTGCTGTCCCCGGACGCGGTCAGCTGCCGCCTGGAGCAGGGCGCCAAGGTCTACCGGGTCGGCGGATCGGCGGTCCCGTCGGCCGAGATCGTCCACATCCTCGGCCCGTCGCTGCCCGGCGCGATCGTCGGCCTGAGCGTGATCGAATATCAACGAGTGCTGTTCGGTCTCGGCCTGGCGATCGGCCAGTACAGCCTGGGCTGGTTCGAGCGCGGTTCCAGCCCGGCTGGTCTGCTGCGCAGCAAACGGCCGCTCAACCGGACTCAGGCCCGGGAGTTGCGTCGGTCGTTCGAGTCCGCGCACGCCGGTGTGGGCCGCTCCCATGGTGTCGCAGTCCTGAGCGGTGACGTCGACTATCAGGGCCTCTCGTTGAAGCCCGAGGACAGCGCGTGGCTGGAATCCATGCAGCTGGTCCGGGAGGACATCTGCGGCCTGTTCGGGGTGCCCAGCTGGCGCGTGGGCATCCGGTCCGGATCGACGTCGCCCGAGTCCGGCGCCGTCCTGGACGCCTCGGGCGCCGCCTACATGCGCCACACGTTGCTGCGCTGGACCAGCCGCCTTGAGCGGGCCTGGACGCGGATGATCCCCGGCGGCGGCACCTACGCCGCGTTCGACCTCGGCGCCTTCCAGCGCGCCGACGCCTCGACCCGCTGGCGGAACTACGTGATGGCCCGCACCATCGGCGCACAGTCGATCAACGAGGTTCGGACGGCCGAGGGTTGGGAGGTCCTCGACGATCCGGCCGCCGACGACCCGATGACGCCGCTGAACTCGGCGCACGCCACCGCCGGCGATGCCAACCCGGCCGCGGCCGACGCCGACCCGGCGCCGCTGCCCACCGCCAACGACCAGGAGGAGGGGACGACATGACGCACCGCCGCGCGCTGATGGGAGGCCGCGAGACCCGCGCGCACCTCGCCGTGGGCCTGGCCGTCCGCGGCGCCGCAGGGGGTGAGGGCGGCACGCTGCGGACCGCCGGCTACGCCTCGACGACCGGCCAGCCCTACGACATGTACGACTGGTGGGGCGACTCCTACGCCGAGGTCGTCGACGTCGGCGCGTTCGAGCGGGTCCTCGCCGCCAGCCCGGACGTCCGGGCGCTGGTCAACCACCAGGGGATCCCGCTCGCCCGGACCCTGTCCGGCACGCTGACGCTGGCCGAGCACACGGCCGGGGCGACGACCGGCCTATACCACGAGGCCGACCTCGACCCGGCCTCGCCGCTCGCGCTCGAGGTCACCAGCGCGATCCGCCGGGGCGACCTCACCGAGATGTCGTTCGCGTTCACGGCCCGGGCCGAGTGGAGCCCGGACTACACGCAGCGGAACATCCGGGAGATCACCGGCCTGTACGACGTCGCGTACGTCACCTACCCAGCCAATCCGGGGACCTCGGTCGGCCTGCACTCGGCCGGGCTGGTCGGCGCCGAGGCCCGGGCCGCCCGCCAGGCCCTCGCCGGCCTGCGCGCCGGGCGGCCGCTCGCCGGCGCCGCCGCGACCGTGGCCCGCCGGCTCCTGGCCCGCGAGCTCGACGGCGCCGACCTCGAGCAGCTGCTCGACGACCCGGACGAGCCGCCGCCGGCGCCGTCGGCCGCGGCGGGCCGCCCTATCGGCGTCGTGCGCCGGCGCCTGGCCGTCGTCGCCTGACCGACCCTCACCCACCTTCACCCCCGGGCCAGCCGGCGTGGGGGCTATCGCCATGCGAGATCGGAGCACCACGTTGCTGACGCTGGAGGAGATGCGGGCCCGGCGCGATGCCGTGCGCGCCGAGCTGCTCGAGCTGGTCCCCGAGGGCCGGACCGACGACCTCACCGAGGAGGAGGCGACTCGGTTCGATGCTCTCGACGCCGAGGCCCGCCAACTCGGGACCGACATCCAGGCCGCTGAGGCCCGCGAGGAACGGATCGCCGCCGTGCGACGGGACTCCCAGCCCGGCCCGGCACGTGTCGGCGCCGAGCCCCAGGTCTACGGCCGGGGCGCCAGGAACTCCTACTTCCTCGACCTGGTCCGCCGGCAGCTGCGGGGCGACGCTGAGGCCTCCGACCGGCTCACCCGCCACGCCCAGGAGCTCGACGTCGAGCTGCCCCGCCGTGAGCAGGCCCGCCGGGCCCGGGCCGAGCGGGAGATGGAGGATGAGTTCGGGGGTGAGCGCCGGCGCGGCTACCGGGACGGCGTGACGCCCTTCGAGTCCCGGGTCGCGCCGAACCGGACCGACGGGCAGGGCGGCTACTTCGTGCCGCCGTTGTGGTTGATCGATCAGTACGTCGCGCTGCTGCGCAACGGGGCGCCGTTCCTGGCGATCTGCCGGAACATGGAGCTCCCGGGCGGCACTGACAGCATCAACATCCCCAAGGTTGCGACGGGAACCACGACCGGAGAGGTCGCCGACAACGGCGCCGTCCCGTCGCAGGACCTGACCGACACCTACATCTCGGTCCCGGTCCGGACCATCGCCGGCCAGTCCGACGTGGCGATGCAGCTGCTCGACCAGTCGCCGATCGGCTTCGACGAGATCATTTTCGCCGACCTGATCGCCGACTACACCCAGCGAAAGGACACCCGGGCCCTGTCCGGCACGGGCACCGGGCAGCAGTTCCGCGGGATCGACAACGTCGCGAACATCAACACCGTCACGTACACCGACGGATCGCCGACCCTGCCCGAGCTGTACCTCCCGCTGATGCAGGCCATGAGCCAGCTGACCCGGCTGCGCAAGGCGCCCCCGACCGCGATGCTCTGGCAGTCCACTCGTTGGTTCTGGGCGCTCTCCCAGCTCGACACCCAGAACCGGCCGCTGGTCACCCCGTATCCGGCGATGGCGATGAACCCCGAGGCCATCGCGACTGGGCTGGTCACCGAGGGTCCCGTCGGCCAGATCGGCGGTGTGCCGATCATCGTCGATCAGAACATCGCGACGAACCTCGGCGCTGGCGCGAACCAGGACCGCATCTACGCCGTCCGCTCCAGTGACTTCTATTTCTGGGAGTCACCGCTGCGGGCCCGGACCCTGACCGAGGTCCTCTCCGGCACCCTTCAGGTCCGGCTCCAGATCTACGCGTACGGCGCCTTCACCGGCGAACGGTACCCGTCGTCCATTTCCACCATCGACGGCACCGGCCTCATCGCCCCGTCCGGCTTCTGACCCGCCGGCCCGGCCGCCGCGCCCCGCCGGCGGCCGGGCCCGCTCGTCGCCCCCTACGACGGCGCCCTGGCGCCGGAAGGAGTACCGATCATGCCGCTCACCCGAGGCCGCTACGGGGTGCTCAACCCGTCGTGGCTGCTCGCCGGTACGCCGTCCGGCCTGGACCGGCGCAACCTCGACCGGTTCGACTGCGACGCCGACCTGTCCGCGCTGACCACCCAGGTCATGCTGTCCGTCGCGCTGCCGTTGCAGGCCGGCGACACCGTCTCTTCCCTAGCGTTCAAGAGCGGCGGCACCGCCGCGGGTACCCCGACGAACTGGTGGTTCGCCCTCTACGACCCGTCCGGGGCGCTGCTGTCCCAGTCCGCCGACCAGACCTCGGCCGCATGGGCGGCCGACACGACCAAGACCCTCGCCCTCGGCACGGCGCAGCCGATCGGCGCGGCCGGGGTCTACTACGCCGCGATCATGGTCAAGGCCACCACCGTGCCCACGCTCGTCGGGGTCACCCTCGGCCGGGCCGGTCTGTCCACCGGGTTCACGGCGGCCGACAAGGTCCTCGCCCAGACCTCGGGCTCGGGCCTCACGGCGACGGCGCCGGCGACGATCGCCAGCCCGACGGTCGTCGTGTCGGTGCCGCTGGTCGGCGCGTCGTGAACCGCGACACCTACGTGCAGGCGCTGCGGGCCGAACGCGGGTCGATCGCCGGCCGGCCGGGCCGGCTCGCCGACGTCGACGCCGAACTCGAACGGCTCGGCGCTGGCACCCCACCCGAGGCCGAGACGCCCGAAGACGGCCAGGCCCCGGCCGAGACGCCCGAAGGCCAGGGCGCTGGCACCCCACCCGAGGCCGAGACACCCGAGCACGGTCAGACGGCGCGGGAGCGTAGGACCCGCCGGAGCTGAGCCGTGCCGTCCTGGTCCGATCCCTACACCGGCTCCCTGAACAGTTTCACGACCTACGTCGGCGCATTCTCCGTCGTCTCCAACCAGGTCACGTCGACGAACACGGGCGCCTACTCGATCGGCGGCTACCTTTCCGGGAACCTCGGCGGCGACCATTTCGCGCAACTGAAGATCACAGCTCTGGACGCGGCAAATTCGCGGTCAATCGGCCCAGCCACGCGGATGGCCGGTGCCGGCGTCAATGGCTCCAACTACCAGCTGACCTTGGATGCCTCCAGTGGTGGTAGCTGGACCTTCAGTAAGTTCGTTAATTTCTCGTCGCAAATTAACATCGATCAACAATCAATCACCATCAGTCTGCCGATGGTGCTCCGGCTCGAATCAATCGGCGCTACTCACCGGGTTCTCATCGACGGCGTCCTGAAGGGCACCTATCAGGACACCGATGTTCCTGCGGGCACGGCCAATCTCTACTCCGGCCTGTACTCGGTGGACGGCAACAATGTCGTCACCGCCGATGATTTCTACGCCGAGACGATCTATGTGCCGCCGAGGGTCATAGGCGGCTATCGCGCCACCATCTGACGATCAAGGAGTCTCCATGGATCTCGCCAAGGCCCAGGCCGCCACCGCCCGGCTGCGCGCGGACCTGCACGACCAGTTCCCCGAGCCCGAGGCGGCGGCCCGGCTGGAACAGCTCGACGCACACCTCGCCACCGTCGACATGGTGATCGCCCACCTGTTCGACGAGGCCGCCCGCCGGTAGGCCAGCCCGCCGGCCGCCGCCCCCGACATTCCTCGCGACACGAAAGGTTCGATCATGGGTAGGTTCCTGCAGACCGTCGAGAGCCAGGCGGCGCAGCTCGCCGGCACCCCGTCGGGCACGACCTTCAACGGCTATTTCGCCGCGGTCGTCGCCGGCGCCTCGGCGAACTTCAAATTGCGTCGGGTCTCCATCGGTGTGCGCGCCGGCGCCGCGGTGCCGACGAGCCAGCAGATGACGGTGGCGGTCTACCGGCAGACCGTCCGCGCCGTCGGGACCGGTTTCTCGACCGTGACGGGCCTGGCGATGGACCCGCGCGGCGCCGCGACCGCCATCACCGGTGTGGACGTCACCACCGGCACGGCCGCCGGCACCACCGGGCCGACGATCGCGTCCAACCCCCTGGCGAAGCTCACCTTCAACACGCAAAGCGCCTGGGACAAGCCCTGGGAATTCCTCGAAGAGCTGATCTGCGACCAGGGCACGGCCAACGGCCTGGCGTTCGTCAACATCGGCAACGCCCTGCCTGCCTCGCACCTGTTCACCCTCGAAACCGAGTGGGAGGAGTAGGGAGTAGACCGCCACCGGGCGGCATAGGGGCGAGCTAAGGGGGCGGGATGGCGCGGCGCTGGCCACCGCGGGCACGCAGAGGCCGGCTGATCGGGCCGCCCCCCGCCCGCCCGCTCGTCGCCCCACCAGCCATAACCCGCATCCGCCGTCGGCCGCCGGCGCTGCCGCGCCGGGCGGACCGGGTCGAGCCGCCCTGGCTGGTGGCGGCCGTGCCGGCCGCGGTGTGGGTGCCTCCGGTGGCGGGGGCCAGGCGCCGCCCGCCGGCGGCGGCCCGCCGGGCCGGCAGGCTGGTCGGCCCGCCTGTCGGGGTGTCGCAACCCGTCCCGGCCACGGTGACCGGTCCGGATCGGCGGCCGCGGCCATCGATCCGCCCTGTCCGACTGGTCGGCCCGCCTATCGGGGTGTCGCAACCGGTCCCGTCGGTCGTCACGGGGCCGGATCGGCGGCCGCGGCCACCGGCGCGACGGATCCGGCTGGTCGAGCCGCCCTGGACGGTGGCTGTCTCGGTACCCCCGCCGGACTGGGTCGCCGCCCTCGCGGGCGCCCGGCATCGTCCGCCCGCCCTGCCGCGCCGGGCGGGCCGGATCGAGCCGCCGTGGGCGGTGGCGGCCGCGCCGGCCGCGGTGTGGGTGCCTCCGGTGGTGGGGGCCAGGCGCCGCCCGCCGGCGGCGGCCCGCCGGGCCGGCAGGCTGGTCGGCCCGCCTGTCGGGGTGTCGCAACCCGTCCCGCTGCTGGTCGGGCCGGATCGGCGGCCCCGCCCGCCAGTGCAGCGGCCCCGCCTCGTCGAACCACCCTGGACCACTGCCCGCCGGCCTCTGCCGATCGTGGCGACCCGACGGCAGCCGCCCGCGCTGCCCCGCCGGGCCGACCGGATCGAACCGCCGTGGCTGGTCGCGGCCGCGACTATGCCACCGGTCTGGGTGCCGCCGCCCGCCGGCGAGCGGCACCGGCCGCCCGCTCTGGCCCGGCGGGCGGACCGGATCGAACCGCCGTGGGCGGTGGCGGCCGCGCCGGCCGCGGTGTGGGTGCCTCCGGTGGTGGGGGCCAGGCGCCGCCCGCCGGCGGCGGCCCGCCGGGCCGGCAGGCTGGTCGGCCCGCCTGTCGGGGTGTCGCAACCCGTCCCGCTGCTGGTCGGGCCGGATCGGCGGCCCCGCCCGCCAGTGCACCGGCCCCGCCTCGTCGAACCACCCTGGCCGACCTCCGTACCCGTCGCGCCGGTCGCCGGGGCCCACCGGCGGCCGCCCGCCCTGGCCCGGCGGGCAAGCCGCCTGGTCGGCCCGCCGGTCGCGGTACCGCCTCCGCTGCTGGCCCGGGTCATCCGTCCCGCCGGCCAGCGGCCACGGCCCCCCGCCCGGCGGGCCCAGCTCGTCGCGGTCCCGTGGACCAGCACCGTCCCGCCGGCCCCGATCTGGGTGCCGCCGATCGTCGGGGCCCGGCCGCGCCGGCCGCTCCCGCCCCGCCCGGGCCGGGCGCCGGTCCGGATCCCCCCGGCCGCGCCCACCGGGCCGACCGGCCGGATCATCCGCCCGCGCGGCGCCAGGCCCTGGCCATCGCTCCGGCGGCGGCCGCTCGTCGCCCCGCCCGCCGGCGTGGCCGGCCCGCCTCCGGCGGCGCCGCACGTCCGCGCCCGGCCACGTCCGCCCGCCCGGGCGAGCCGGCTGGTCGCGCCCGGGTGGGGCCAGGCCGACGTGATCCCCGCCCCCGGCTACATCGGCACCGCCGACGAGCTGGCCGGTGGGATCACAGTCGCGGACTCGAGCGGCGGGATGGCGATCATCGAGGAAGGGGGCTGGGCATGAGGCGGCGATACGACGTCGGCGACATGGCCCGCGTCACCACCAGCACCACGGACCTGGCGGGCCAGCCCGCCAACCCGACCACCATCACGTTCTGGTGGGCGTCCCCGGACGGCGCGGTTCACCACGGCGACCCGACGCCGGTGTCCACGGGGGTCTACCGGTACGACCTGACCCTCGACCAGCCCGGCACCTGGTCCTACTGGTGGGTCACGACCGGCGCCCTCGTCCTCGCTGGCGGCGGCGTGCTGCACGCCTCACCCGAGCTCATCGCCCTGGCCGACGGGCCGGCCGGCACCGCGACCCCGGCCGCGCTCCTGACCGTCGCCGAAATCCGGGACCACCTCCAGATCAAGACCACGACCTACGACGGCCAGCTCCAGACCTACCTGGACGCCGCCGCCGAGGTTGTCGAGGAGATCGCCGAGGTCGTCATCCCCCGGACGCTATCCGAGTCCTACGACGGGGGAGGGACGACGATCCAGCTCCTGCGGACCCCGGTCCTGGCGGTCGCCAGCGTGACCGAGTACGTCGGGACCGTGCCCTACCCGCTGACCGCGGCCACGTCGCCGGCCGAAGCTGTCGGACCCTACTGCTACCAGCTCGACGGCGGCCGGATCACCCGCCTCGCCGTCGGCATGCCCCAGCCGTTCCCACGCGGACTCGGCACGGTCGCGGTGCTCTACACGGCCGGGCAGACCCAGGTCCCGGCCCGCTACCGGCTGGCCATGGCCGAGCTCGTCGCGCACTGGTGGCGCTGGGGTCAGCAGGGCGCCCGGCCCGCGTTCGGCGACCAGGTCCCGGACATGGCCGCGATGTCGTCCCAGGGCTACGCGATCCCCAACAGGGTCGTGGAGCTGCTGCGGCCCGTCCCGGGTGTCGCATGAGTTGCGACAGGGGTGTCGCAACTCGTCGTGACGGCCCTGACCTGCGGATACGCGGCAGCCGTGGGTCGGTGTCCAGTCCGGCTAAACCCCTGCCGTCTGCCCCCGGGCGTCAGGTGTCGCAACCCCGCGGCCGCTATGTGGCAACCGGGCCGCGGCCTGTCGCGCCGCCGCGCGCGGGTGTCGCAACCTGGCATCGACGTGTCGCAACCGGCCATCTGGGGTGTCGCGGATGACGCAGCCGATCCCCTCCGCCATTCCCCGGGCGATCGACGCGCTGCTCGCCACCGTCGCCCGGGTGACGGCGGCCGCGCCCGACGACTGGCAGGTAATCGACGGCTGGCCCGGCGTCAACCAGCAGACCAACATCATCGCCATCGCGTGGGGCGACGACGCGGTCAAAGCCACCCAGAGCGCGGCCTACGCCGGCAACGGGCGTAGGTGGGAGGACTTCGGGATCGCATGCTTGATCTCGTGCTGGGTCGGCGGCTACGACAACGCCCAGCAGCGCGACGCACGCGAACGGGCGTTCGATCTTCTCGGCCGGCTGACGGCCGAGATCCGGCCCGTCGCCGGAACCCCGGCCGGCTCGACGCTGCCCGACGAGTCCGGCCAGCCCACCGTCCTCTACGGCGAGATCACCGAGGCCCAGTACATCGCCACCGACGGCGAGGACGCGAGCCTCGGCCGGTTCGCGCAGATCACGTTCACCATCACGGCGAAGAAGGTCATCGGATGAAGGTGCGCAACATCGGGCCGGACGCGGTCCTGGTGCCCGAGCTCGGCGGGGCGCGCGTCGACCCGCGCGGCGTCGTAGACATCCCGCCAGAGCGGGCCGAGGGCTACCTGTGCCAGCCGTGGCAGTGGGAGGCCGCCGACGCCGAGGCCCGGGCCGTCGTGGCCGAGCATCTCGATGCCGTCGCCCGGGCGGCCGCCGACGAGGACGCCGAGCCGGTCCAGTCCTGGTGGGATCACCCGCGCATCGCCGAGGTCCAGGCGGCCGGTGGCACCATCGCCAGCCGGCCGAAGCCGCGGCCGGCCAACACCACGGCGAACGAGGAGGGCTAAGCGATGGCCACCGGATCCGGTGTAGCCGGCCAGGTAGGGATGGCGGCCGAGACGACCTATGGCACTTACGTGGCGCCGACGCGGTTCATCGAGTGGGAATCGGCCGAGCCCGACCTCAAGCCGATGCGCTACCAGGGCGGGGGGCTCAACGCCGGCCTGCTGGTCGACCGGGACTCCCGGTTCGTCGAGGTCCAGCGCGAGGGCCAGCTCAAATTGGAAGGCGACGTGTTGGCGCGGGGCTTCGGCCCGGTGCTCAAGCAGATCTTCGGCACGCTGGTCGGGCCGACGCAGCAGGGCAGCACCGCCGCCTACCTCCAGACCCACACCCTGTCCGACCTGGGCGGGGTGATGTCCACCCAACAGATCGGCGTCCCGGACGCCCAGCCCTCGGCGACGGTCCGCCCATACACGTGCCTCGGCTGCAAGGTCACCGAGGCCGAGTTCTCGTGCGAGGCCGGCAAGCAACTCAAACTCAAGATCACGATGGATGTCCGGGACGTCGTCGAAGGCCAGACGCTGGTGGCCGCGACGTTCAGCGCCGCCGGCGAGCAGCCATTCCACTGGGGCGGAATCTCCGTCAAGGCCGCGGCCTCGGCCGGGTCTGAGGCGCTGGTCGATGGCGTGACCAGCTGGTCCCTCAAGATCAGTCGGAAGTTCAAAGACGACAGGTTCTACGCGGGCGGGGCCGGCCTCAAGAGCGAGCCCCTGCTCGCCGACCGGGTCTCGGTCAGCGGCGAGATCGAGGCCGACTACGTCGATAAGACCTTGTGGGCCGACCGGTTCGCCGCAAACTCAGGGTTCGCAATGATCACACAGTTCACCGGTGACCTGATCGCCACCCCCTACAGCGAACAGCTGACGTTCGCCACGCCGCGCTGCCGGCTCACCGGCTCAACGCCCCAGGTCAGCGGGCTCGACACCGTCTCAGGAAAGTTCGGGTTCGACGTGAAGTACGACAACAGCAACCAGCCGATCACCTGCACCTACCAGACCGTCGACACCACCCTGTAGGGAGACGCCTGTGCCCCGCATAGACCTCGGCGGCCAGGACCACGCCGAGCTGCTCGACGTCGACCAGCTCCTCGACAGCCACGTCGAGGGAGTGCTCTCCCTGGTGCAGGCGGACGATCCGGCCATCGCCACGTTCGTCCGGCTGCAGCGTGCGCTGATCGTCCAGATGGTCACCTCCTGGACCCTGGTCGACGTCGACGGCGGCCCGCTGCCCTGCACGCTCGACACGATCTCGGGCCTGCACTGGCGGGTGTCCAAGAAGTTGCGCGGGGCTGTCGCCCCCGCGCTGCACGAGCTGATGTCGGACCTGGAGCCGGACCCAAAATCCGCGCCGTCCTCGTTGGAGTCGGCCTCAACGGGATGACACGGGGGGCGCGCGAGTGCCTCCCCGCCGCCTGGCAGGCCAGCGTGGATCACGACTTCTGGTGGGCCGAGCGGTTCGGGTTCACACCCCAGGAAGTCGACGGGATGCCCGCCCGCCGGGCGATGCGTCTCAAGGCGGCCACGATCGCGATCGACGAGGGCCGCGAGATGGCCCGCCAGGCCGAGGCTGACCGCCGCTCGAGCTGAGGGGGTGACGCCATGGCCGCTGTCTCTCTCGCGTTCCGTCTGCTCGGCATCGAGAGCGGCGCCGAGGCCTCGCTCGATCGACTCTCCGAGCGGGCCGACGGGGTACGCGAGCGGCTCGGCCGGATCGGGACGGCCGGTGTGGCCGCCGGCGGTGTGCTGGCCGGCGGGTTCGCCGCGGCGGTCAGCGACGGGCTGGACATCGAGCCGGCCATCGACCAGATGAACGCCCAGCTGGGCGCGACCGGCCAGAAAGGCAAGGACTACGGCCAGGCGGCCGGGCACCTCTACGCCCAGGCCTACGGCGAGTCCATGGGCGAGGTCACCGACGCTCTGAAGGACGTCGTGACCAACATCGGCGGGATGTCTACGGCCAGCCAGGCCGACCTGGAAGGGGTCGGCGCCTCGGCCTTCAACGTCGCGAAGATCCTGGGCGAGGACGTCGGACCCACGACCGTCGCGGTGGGCCAGATGATCAAGACTGGCATGGCTCGACGTAGTCACCGGTCGTCATCGGGACGAGGACGGGCCCTACGGGCAGGTAGCAGTCTCCGGAGCTGGGCCGGGCACAGCGTGAGTAGGCGAACGCCCCGCCCGTGCCGTTCTTGCGGATCCACGCGCCGTAGTCGGTGGCGGCGCCGGTCGAGTGGTAGGCGCCGGAGACCCAGTACTGGCCGGAGGTCTGCGCGGTGTACCGGCTCGTGTTCGAGCTGGTCGAGTGGCCGCCGTCTGTGTCGACGTCCTCGGTGGGGAAGGTGATCGCGACGTCGGTCGCGTTCGCGATCGACTGCGCGACGGACTGGTGGGCCTGGAACCAGCCGCCAGATTTCGCGGACAGGAACGTGGCCATGTCGGCGAGGGACTGGAGGCTGGCCGCGCCGAGGAGCTGCCCGACGGTGAATCCCGGGATGGTGGGGATCGTGGCCACTCGGCCTCCTGCTCCTGGTCAGTAGATGAGCGCGTTACCCGCGTCGAGATGGCCGTAGGTGGCGGAGTCGAGCTGGAACCCGGTATGCACCCCGGGCACGGCCGAGACCGGGCTCAGGCCGAGGGTCACGGTCCATTTGTTCGCCGACCAGCTGTCGGCGATCCGCTCGACGAAGTAGTCGACGGACGAGGCCGGGGCGAGGGTCGGCAGCTCGGCCAGGGTGATCTTGTCGCCCTGCTCCAGCAGGAGCGTTTGGACGACCAGCGGGGCCGTGCTCGCCGTGTGCAGGGCCAGGGAGATCTGGGCGACGCGGACGTCGGGCGAGGAGTAGCGCAGCGCCTGGTATTCGGCGGCGGCGGCGACCTCGGTGTCCGAGGCGACGGACATGGTCGTCGACGACGGCGGCGCGGCCCGGCCGTAACGGTCGATGGAGGCGGGGACGGTGATGGTGACGGTGGCGCCGAGCGTCCGGGCGATGGTGATGACGTTGCGGATCCTGGCGTCATCGAGAACCGGGCTGTAGTCCTCCTCGGCGGCGGTGCCCGCGCTGCCCGCGAAGGTGGCCACGGTCGCGGCGTTGATACGCCGGCGCCGGTTCTGCATCGTGACCTTGCCGGCAGCGTCCATCAGGACGACGGCGTTGCCCTGGGCGGCGACCTGCTGGATTAGCGTGAGGGGATTGGTCGGCGCCCATTCGCGCAGGAGCAGCATCGTGAGGCCGACATCAATGCGGGTGTCCTCGTCCGGCCAGCCCGCCAGATGTAGCACACCGCCGACCCGGTTGCCTTCGGTTTCGGCGAAACCACCGATGCCGACAGTGCGTTCGGCCCGGGCCCGAGTATCACTGACCAGCGACGGCCAGAACGCGAGATTCCCCATCAGGACCTTGGCCGGGAATGTCGCCTCGCGGGTCAGCGTCTGCCAGGCCGCGCCTATGAATGCCGCGTCGGGCTGGACTCCGAAACTGAACGGGCTGGCCGTGCAGGCATAGGAGGTGTCTTCCTCGGCGTCCGGGACGAACAGGCGCACGGTCCCGAATGGGCCCGCGGCCGGGTTGTAGGAGACCCAGTACAGCCAGGAGCCCGAGCCCTCATAGTGGAAAAAACTGGTGATGCAGGTCTCGGACGCGGTCTTGATGACGATACGGCCGGCAGTCGACACCTCGATCTGGAAACCAGTCAGCGAATTGTTATTGGACGCCTTGCCGGAGCGGTACAGGATGCCCGTCCAGGTCGGCACGGTCGGGCCTATGTCGAGCCAGAACCCGAATGTCCACGGTGTCGAGGAGGTCGGGTAGGTGGCGGGGAGCGCGGAGAGGTCGAGGACGTCCGCCGGGCCGCCGGTGGCCAGCGTCGCGGCGGTGTTGAAGTTGAGCGCCTTGGCGTCGTTGTCGGCGGTGTGTCCGGTCGTCGCGGTGAGGGTCATCAGCACCGGGCCGGCGCCGAACGTGCTGCCGCCGGGGCCGTACTTCGTGGTGAGCATCGGCGCTGTCCCGCCGGCGCCGGCGATGTTGCCGGCCGAGGTGGAGCCCTGGGCCTCGTCGAGCGGGAGGTAGGTCGCGGGCTGGTCCAGGAGGACGACCTCGGCCCGGTAGGGCGGCGGCATCGTCGGTCGGGCGAGCGCGCGGAACGCGTCCGCGCAGACCATGCTGACCTCGGACCAGGCCACGCCAGCGAGGCTCTGGCTGTAGCCGGTCGTGTAGCCCGTCCATCGGTGGTAGAGCGTGCCGGCGACGTCGGCCAGGAGCACGACCCGGCGCCCCGGCACGACGTTGCCGGTGTAGGGCGCGCCCGGGGAGGCCGCGCCCGTGGTGAGTTTCCCGTCGTGGTTGCCGAGGACGAACGTCGCCTGGCTGGCCTGGACGGTGTCGAGCTCGTCCGAGCGGCCGGCCGATGTCGACAACGACAGGAGCCGCCCGGTCTCCTCGGTCCCGAGGTCGTCACCGGTGACCGTGTCCGAGTAGTGGAGCTCGCCGGCGACGACGCCCGGGTAGGAGAGGGTCAGGATCGGGAACGATGCGCCGGCCGGGGCGACGGCGACCAGGAGGAGCTCGAGCCAGCGCCCGGCGACCTCGGTCAGGCTCGCCGAGGCGGTCCCGGCCGACGAGCCGCCGCCCGCCGTCCGGAAGTCCACGGACATCGTGGCGACCCGCGCTGTGGTGTCCGGGCGGAGGTAGGCACACCACAGGTAGGTGCGCCCGGCGACCGTGTCGCCGGCCTGCCCGGTCCAGCTCGCGCTGGCCGTGCCCGTAGTGCTGGTCCGGGCGACGGCCTGGGAGCGCTCCCCGGCGTGGCTCACCGCGGTCGTCAGGAAACCTGTCGTCCCGGCCGGAGAGGTCCAGGAGTTGCTGTTCTCCATCGTGCTGTCGACACCGGAGATCATCCCGACGCCGGCCGTCGCCTGGTCCCGGTCCCACAGCACGAACAGCCGCGGGGTGGCGAGGGCGGCCATCAGGCGATCCTGATGTTCGTACCGGGAATGACCCCGCCGTTGGTGACGCCGTGCCGGTGCAGCGCATCCACGATGTGGCCGATCAGGTCATCCGCGATCCCTCTGGCGGTCGAGACGGCGCCCATCACGGTGACCGGGACGGTGATGGTCACGTCGCCGGCCGGCTCCTGGCCCCGGGGGCGGGGCAGCGGAGTCACGGCCGCGCCGCGCGGCAGCTGGAGCAGCTCGGGCCCGCGCTCGCCGACCACCGCCATACCCGCACCGGTAATCAGCCCGCCTTGGGCGAGCAGCGGCACCGACGGGATATGCCACGATTTCCCGCCCAGCCCGGGCACCCAGTGCGGTACGGTGAAACCGACTTTCGCGACCGAGTTATTCCAGCCGCGGGCGACGGCATTAAACCCCGCCTTAAATGGCCCGTAAATGATGTTTCCGAGGCCGGAAAGCGCCGAGGTTAGTTTACCCGGGACCCCCTTGATGAAATTGAACACATCGGACACGCCGTTTTTAATGCTGGACCAGTGCTTGGCAATCTGCACAGCGGCCACGCCGATCGGGCCACCTAGAATTTCGATCAATAGCGGCCAGTGCTGACGCAGGAATCCCAGCACGAAATTCACGGCCGCGCTTATCCCATTCTTGATGTCGTCCCAGTATTTGATCACCAGGAAGACCGCGGCCGCCACGGCGGCCACGGCTATGGCGATCGGGGCGACCGAGAGCAGCCAGGCCGCGGCGACCTGGGCCCCGGCTATCAGCGCGGTCGCGCCGGTCGCGATCCACCGCAGCCCAGTCATCGTCAACGCACCCAGCTGCGTGGCGCCCGCGGTGACCGAGCCAGCCGAGCTCACCGCCCAGGCCGCGACCTGCGACGCGGCCGACATCGTCGCCTGGACACCCAGCGCGATCAGCGCGGGCAGCAGGAGCGTCGTGATGACACCCGCGATGATGGCCACTGGTACCCGGTTCTGGTCGACCCAGCGGCCGAACGCCGCGACGTCGTCGCCGGCGGTGCGCAGGAAGGCACCCATCTTGGACAGGGCGGGGCCGAAATCGGTCGCGAGGACTCCGGTCAGCCGGGTGATCGACGGGATGACCGAATTACCCAGCAAATTGACCAGCGTCATTTCGGCCTGGCGTTTGAACTCGGTCAGATTGGTCTTTGCATTGTCATTCAACGTCTTTCCGGCGCGGGCAGCGGCGCCGTCGACCTGGCCCAGTGAACCGACCGCGCCGGACACGTCCAGCGACTTGAATGCCCCGCCGAGGTCCTCCCATTGGGTACCGAAAAGCTCGGTTCCGGCGGTGTTCCGGGCGATAGGGTCCTTCATGGCATTCAGTTTGTCGATCACAGTGTCGAGGGCCTGTTTCGCGGCCGGGCCACCCTTGCTGATCTGAGCGGACATGGTCGAGGCACTCAGCCCGATTTTCTTGAATCCGTCGGCCGTCGACGTCGACCCGTCGATCGCCGGGACAGCGACCAGGCGGACGAGCGCGGCCGAGCAGACCGCGGCCGACCGCCGCGCCGACCTGCAGGTGCTACGGGCCACGATCCAGGAATTGCGCGCCGAGAACGCGCGCGAGCGAGACGACCACGCCGCCGAGGTAGCGCAACTGCGCGCCCGTATCGCGACCCTGGAGGGGCGATGACCCGGCTGTCCGTCGGCGGGATGCGGATCGCAATCACCGTTGCGACGGTGCTGTCCCTGCTGGCCTTCGGCGTGAGCTGGTGGACGTTCGAGACCCGCGCGTCGATCGCTGACGCCCGCTCGGCCCGGGCCGTCGCCGGCGTCGACCAGCTCGTCGAGCGCCTCGCCGCCCAGCAGCAGGCCGACCGGGAGTCGGACTGCCGCATCCTCAACATCGGCCGGCTCAAGCCCAGCGACCCCCGGCCCACAACCGCCCTCGGCCGGGCCCGGGCCAATGAGTACGAGCGGGAGTACCGGGCCCGCGGCTGCCCGCCGTGACCTCGCCCCGACCGCCCTCACCCTGGCTGGCCACCGCCGTCTGGATGGCCCTCACCGTCGCACTGGTCCTCCTGCTCACGAGATGAGGGATGCCGTGGACCACGACGAGCTGGCACGCACCCAGCCCATACCCCGGCGCGGCAGCCTCGCCGCGCTCGCCGCGACCCTGCCCGATGACTACCTCTGGTACCCAGGCGCCGACCGCGAGCCGCTGAGCGTGAACATCGGCGGCGAGCTCCGCGCCACCCGGGGTCTGGTCCTCCACGTCCAGCAGGGCAAGGGCGACCTGTTCGGCTGGTTCTCCCGCGCCAGCGCCCAGGTCTCAGCCCACTTCTGGGTCAGCAAGACCGGCCGGGTCGTCCAATACATCCCCACCGTCCGCGAGGCATGGGCCCAGCGTTCCGGGAACGACGCATGGCTCTCGGCCGAGACCGAGGGCTACGACCACGAGCCCCTCACCGACGAGCAGATCACCGCGCTGCGCGGCATCTACACCTGGGGCGCCGCCCGCCACGGCTGGCCCTGGACGCTCGCGGACAGCACCACCAGCCGCGGCCTCGGCTGGCACGGCATGGGCGGGCGGGACTGGGGCAACCACCCCGGCTGCCCGGGCGAGCTCCGCAAGGCCCAACGCATCCAGATCATCGCGACCGCCCCGGAGGACGACGTGACCGAACAAGACAAGGTCGACATCGCGAACAAGGTCCTGACCCTGCTACGCGATCAGGTGTTCTCCGTCCAGCCCGCCATCCGGCAGGGCAACGCCGGCCAGGTCCTCGGCGCCACCTACAACAAGGTCGGCGCGCTCCAGACCACGGTGGCCGACCTCGGCGGCGTCGTGAGCGCAACCCAGGCCGTCGTAGCCGGCATCGCCGAGGCGGTCGCGGCCGCTGTCCCCGCGCACGGGCCCGGCCTGCGCGAGGCCGCCGCGCGGCTGCGCCAGCTGCCCCGCCCGGTCGACGTCGCCCTGGGCGCCATCGCCGCGATCGACGACACGACCGACCTCGCCGCGCTCGCGGCCGAGGTCCACCACCGGGCCAGCATCCTGCCGGTCCCGTCCCCCATCACGATCACGGAGCCCCAATGATCCGAGACCTGGCCGAACGCGCCGGCCGCGCGTTCCTGGCCGCGTTCCTCGCCGCCCTGGCCGTCGCCGTCCCGGCCACCGACCTGAGCACCGCCCGGGCCGCGCTACTCGGCGCGTTCGCCGCCGGCGTGTCCGCCGCCCTGAGCCTCATCGCCGGCGCCGGCATCGTCGGCGCCCGCGGCAGCGCGTCGCTCGACCCCCGCAACTTCGGCACCATCCGGAGCCTCAACCGATGATCTGACCGACCTGGAGCAGATGCTCGAGCACCACGGGCCCGGCCACCCCCATAGGGGGCGGCCGGGCCCGCTTCGCCGTGTTCTGGTCGGGGCTTGGTCAGAGTCGATGGCGGCTGGTCGCCGTGACGACCGCGGCGCCCGCATCCCCGGGATCCGGGTAGACCTTGGGCGGCAGGCTGACGGGGCGGTGGACGTCGCCGTCGAGGCGCCACGCGGTCCAGCCGCCCACGGCGGGCCGGATCTCGCCGAGCCGCCGGCCGTGTTGATGGACGGCTCGTGTGCCGTCGTTCCTATCGGTCAGATCGAACAGGCCAGCCCGCCCGCGGTAAAGCCTCTCCGACATCTCGGCCTTCCACTGCTCCGCCCCGTTCCGATCGCTTCTGTGACGGGGGTGTCACCCTAACCCGTCCGTGGTCCTGTTTACAGGGAAAATGACTGGTCCTAAGCACAGTGTCATTGTCCGCCCCGTGTCTCCGCCCGGCCCCGACGAGGACTGGATCCGTCGATCCGACCTGGACGACCTGGTCGACATCGACGAGCTGCGCGACCTGCTCGGTCGCGGCTCGCGTCGGCGTGAACGAGTCGCCCGCTCGTATGCCGACTCGATCAGCCGCCAGTACGACTTCCCGCGCCCGCTGATCACCCACAAGCGGGTTCGGCTGTGGCTGCGGGCGCCGGTCATCGACTGGATGGATCAGAACCGGCCGGGCTGGCGGGACCCGATCTGAAGGGACTGTCCGCCTGGCGCTCGGGCGGAGTCCACCGACCGTCCGGCCCTCGGTGCGGGTACATCGCCCGCCCGATCTCGGCGCGCGTCAACGAGTCCGGCGTTTGGACGGGGGCGACGACCCACCCCTGCCGGGACGCGGCCCAGGCCAGGGCCGCCTCACGAGACGGGCACAACTTGACGGTCAGCGTGTCGTCCCGGCGGACCGCCGCCCACAGGAACGGCTCGTCGTCGCTGGTCACCTCGGCGGGTCGTACACGAGTCGGACGCCATCAGCCAGGCTCGACCCGATCGGGGCGTAGAGCATCAGGATGCCGCTGATGTCGTTCGCCGGCGTACCGGGCGCAATGTCGATCTGGACGCGACCGTCGGTGAGACCGGTGACGGTATGGTGATCGCCCTTGATCACCTCTCCGGCCTTGACAGCCAGCCGGCCCCCGGGCCTTCTCGGGGTCCGCGTGGGTGGCTCGCTCAT